CTTTGAAATGTTTTTATCGCCTGATTAGGTGTTTCAACAATAGGTTCTCTACAATTAAAACTAGTATTTAATAACATAGGTACACCTGTAATACACCAAAACTCTAATAATAATTTATAAAACTTTTCATTGTCTGTTTTATTAACTGTCTGTATTCTAGCAGTACCATCAACATGTGTGATACCTGGTACTTTATCTGATTTAACTTTACATATACGTGACATATATGGACTAGGTAATTTTGTATCAAAGTATTCTTTGTAATGTTCTTCTAATACTGCTGGTGCAAAAGGTCTAAAGTCTTCTCTCATTTTTATTGTTTGATTGATAATATCTTTTATATTAGGGTTACGTGGGTCTGCTAATATACTTCTATTACCTAATGCACGATTACCACTTTCTGATTTGCCTTGAAACCAACCTACTATCTTACCATCAGCAATTGCTTGTGCTACTTCTCTATAATCTACTTTCTCCTCACCAACAAATTCATATTCTTTACCAGCATATACATTTGATTTGTGTATCTGTTTATTAATCATATAGTCAGCATGTTGATATGTACCTATTGCTTGACCTTCATCACCTATAGCAGGTGGTACAAATACATCATCATAGTGTTCAGTAAACATCTCATTCATGTAACCATTATATGCAACACCACCAGCAATACATAACTTGTTAGATGATTTTAGTGGCAATACATGTTCTTTGATTTTGTCAATAGTAAATTCTTGTAAAGTATATGCAAGGTCTTCAATACTATCTAATCTAATTTCTTTAAAGTGTTCTTGTTTTCTTTCAGTAATCTCACCACCAAATATAACTTCAAAAACATTATAATAATAATCACTATGTTTACCATAACCTACTTTACCCATTAACTTACTAGCACCTAGTGTGCCAAAACCTGTTAAGTTAGACATATGATTCCATAACCAACCAATAGGTAACTTATCTGATAGGTCGTGTAGTTTATAATCTTTATCAAAAAATACACATCTAAATTTAGAACCTATGCCATCTATAGCAAGTATATCTGATTCTAAAAAACCTGAATTTAAGAAGGCATAGGCTGCATGAGATTGATGATGGTCTATAAAATAAAGATCATCTTTGAGATAATAGTCCCATAAGTTTTTAGGGTCGTAATCAAATATATCTTGTGGTAACATATCTTTACACATTCTAATACCACCAAGTGTATAAGTAAATGCTAAAATACCATTTGTACCATCTCTTTTATTTTCATCCCAATACTTTCTTACAAACTCGTTGTTTAAACGATAGTCGCCTGGGTTTAGAATATCTGATTGATGATTGTATGCCTCAGCATGATATGGTAGATTGTGTTTAAATCTAGTGTGTCTTTCTCTTTGATTATGCCACTTACCATCATACGTATTATGGTCATGTAAATTTAATGCTATTGAATATATCTTTTTCACTCTTTTTTCCCCATTATATTTTTTCAGTTCAGGAAAGACATCAAATAAGTTTGATTCCCATTTAGTGCCTTTATAGTATTTATCAATTTTTAACAAGTAGTCTATTGTATCTAAATATGATAATCCATTATTATCTTCTTTTAATACATTTTGAATATCAGGAAAGTTCTTATATTTTTCTATAAGTTCTTTCTTTAAATCATCTGGTAATACATTTGCACATAACTTTGCTGGCCCTCTTATATTAGACCAGTTAATCTGATTAAATAGTTTTTTGTTTTCATCAAACCAATTTATAAGTTCATCAAATCTTAATACACTTAAAAAAGATATAGTACCATTTACATTTATTTGAACATTAGGATATTTTTGTAACGTTTTTATATTTTTAACTATATCATCCCAGTTTGATCTACGTCTTATATATTCATCTACCTTACCTATACCATCAAGCGATACGGTAAATTCAAACTTTTTAAAATGTTTAATGTAGTCTTCAATTTTATATTTGCCTTGTGTTAGAACAGACATATTAGTTTGAAACTTACAATACATTTTATCAGTATAACCTGTCTTTACCATTGCGTCAAGTAATTGATAAAATTGTTTCATAACTAATGGTTCACCACCAATCAATTTAAGATTGTAAATGTATGGTGCAAATTCAACTATCTGATCTATAATATCTGTTATCTGGCCTTTGAAAGAATCAACCTTGACACTATTGCCGTGTCTGATAACACTATCATTCATAACCGTTTGACCTTCTAACTCTTTTGAGTTCAATGTTTTAGTTCTTGTAGAAGAGTCATAAGTGTGGCACATATAACAATCTAAATTACATTGATTGCCAAATGCTTTAATTTGTACTTCAAAAATTCTATGTTCTATATGACCTCTACCAGTATGTTTAAATGCCTCAACTGCCTCACGCATACCAGGCCATAGACCATCATTTTGACTTTGTATCTTTAAAGAGGCCTGTCTTCTGGATCTGCCATATTGTTTTTCTTGGTTGATACACGATACACACGATTTTTTTGTTAACTCTAAATCAGAGCCAGGTGTTGTCATTTCTTTTCGTAATTGATTTAGTTTAGGATCGTTTTCAAACCAATCTCTTATAGATGTATCTCTTATATTAGGGCCAAATTCTGCTGATCTAGCCCAAGAGCATGGTGCATAATTACCTTGTATATCTGTAAATAATAATTGAAAGGGTGCACCACAGAAAAATATATCTTGGTCTTTAACTTGTTTTTCAAATGGTCCTACTTGACCATCCATATGTGGGTCTTCAAACCATGAAGATGTATCTATTTTACCATCGCCTAGAAACTTATCTCCAGGGCCACCTTTAGTCAAATGTTCAGGAAGTTTATCACTCATAATTAATCTATAAATTTAAATATATCTTCAAATGCGGCGTCTGTATCTAGTTTTCTGTTTTCAGGTTTCATTGTTTGCCACTTAAAGTAAACGCCTTTACCTATTGTTTGCATAAGTGTCGGATAAAATTTTACAAAAGGAAAGTCTTTCCATGATTCTATATCAGATGGAAAACAAACGTTGTATGATGTATCCCAACCTCTATCTAAAGTTGCGCCTGTTATTGCCTTTGCTAACATACCTATTTCTACTGCACAAGACTCTCTATTACGGTTATCAATAAATTTAGGGTCTTCTAACTCCCATAATGAATCTGATTCTTCAAACTTCCACTTATGAAATTGATTAGGTGGTGCAAGTCTTGGTGTTGTTATCAAAGTCCAAGGTGCTGAACGCATATGATATAGACCAGGATTTTCACTATGTTTTTTAGGGTCACCCATTTTTGCTTTAATGTCTGTATCAATCTTATTTCCTTCACATAGATTCCATAGTTTTCTACTACGCTCTGCATTAGGACCTAGTATAAATGTTTGATAAGGATATGCTTTTTGTTTTGATGTAACTAAAGGGTATGCTGTTTTAAGTATTTGTTCTATTGTTTCTTTAGTTGGTATTATCTTTGTATCATAATCAACAACATGTTTTCTATTTTTTAATGAATCTGTTATACTCATAATACACTCGCATATTTTGATACTGGAAAATGACCTTTAGGTTCTACCCATTCCATACATGTTTTACAATAGTTCTCATATTTAAATAATCTAAAATTCATCATCTTGTCTATATTCTCCTGTGTTATATCAAACGTTTTTGAATGTATTGCGTTATTGGCAAACTTCTTACTACAATGTACAAGTTTTCTTGTTTCAAAATTAATAACAGGCACCATAGGAAAAGCTGCACACATCTTCCTATCTATTTCTGCAGCTTGTTCGTGTACTGCTGTAACATCATCTTTGTTAGGTGTTCTACCATTAAATGATTTCCACATTGTATTCTTGTGATCTAACATTTTCATTTCTTCAGGATAGTTGTCTTTGTATTTAAAATAATTAGGTGTTTTTACACATAGATTGTAATTATTTAATTCATTTGGTTGTATGAAACCATAAGGTTCTAATCTATCTAAATTGCCTAGTTTTTTAATTTCGTCTTCGTAAAAATCTAATATGTTATGTTCAACATAAAGTATATCAGGATCTTTTAGTATATGTGGATATCTTTTACGTACAAAAGAGTTTGATAGTACTGAACATACGTGATTAGGTCTGCTTTTAACTTCAGC